TCACTCAGCAGAGGCCCCGGCGCTGTCTACGGCGTTGCTTCTGTCTCTGGCCGATGCCTTACACAATCACTCAGGGGATAGCATCAACCTAGACACCAGCAACTCAACGTGGTTAGTTCTTCAAGAAGCAAGCCACGAGCACAGTGCTGATCTAGTCTCATTGACGCTTAACGACCTGATTACTATTCAAGAGGCCCTGCACAACCACAGAGCAGGCTCTCCACAACTTGAACCCGGCCAGAAAACATTGTCGATTGCTGAGGCAATCCATCTTCACTTAGCGGATAACCTGTTAATCTCTATTCCGACAGGGGCGCTGACCAGCGACAGCAGGTTCGTCATCACCGTTGGCCCACGAAGTTTTGTCATTACTCCTGGTGCCCGGTTTATGAAAGCAATGGCAACTCACCGCACTTTCAACATTTCGAGCAGAACAAAATGAGCATTGTTAAAGACCCCGCAGAGATTATCACTGTCACCTTCGATTTCTCTGCCCTCGCCACAGCGGTCAGCAACCCAGTAATCTCTTGCACCGTTTTTGGTAGTGTGGCCGACCCCTCTGCATCTGCGATGTTGTCAGGGTCCCCACAAATCAGCGGAACCAGTGTTCTGCAAAGGATTACTGGAGGTATCTCCGGGGCAACCTACAAACTGCGCTGTGTCATCGACGATGCAGACGGTGAGCGGTGGGTCGTGGCGGACAATATTGAGGTAGTCACCGCTTGACGCTTTACTAACTTGAGAAGCAATGGTATAAGCGTGAAAACCTCACACATCGACGCCAATGCTGCCCAAGTTCTTGTCATTCCTGAAGCGCTCCAAGGGCATCTCCGCCGAGGTAGCGTCACCGCTGCCGCCAAAGCGACTGCCACGGGATCAGGTCGCGGTAACGTCGTACCTGAAAACGGCCAAGCCGTCAGAGTCTAATTCACTCCCGCAGACTGACCGCCGCCTCGCCAACACCGACACGCTGACCTACCGGAATGGCGCGGACACCCGCACCATCATCCGTGACTTCGCGGCGGCGTCTCCGGACATCAGTGCGGCAGTCAATGCTGCGCTCAGAACCGCGATCACCAGTTCGTTTACGGCGGTGGCCTACAATCTGGACGGCACCGTCAACGTCGAGGGCACTGCCCTTGCGCAGCAACTGGTCGCCAGCTTCAACTTCCTCTCGAACTACCAGGCCGGCTACGCCGACCGCAACTCCTTCCAGAGCAATTCCGAAAGCCTTGGCAAGGAACTCATGATGTACGGCGCCTGCTCGCTTGAGTTGGTGCTCGACAAGACGCGGCTGCCGGAGCGCCTGCAACCCTTGTCCGTGGTGCCGATCAAGTTCTATCCGACTGACGGCGGCGACCGCCTCAAGCCGATGCAGGAAATTGGCGAGTCCAAGGTTGATCTCGACATCCCGACCTTCTTCTACATCTCGGTCGATCAGGACTTGCTGGAACCGTACTCGGCGTCGCCGCTGGAGCCGGCGCTGCAGGCGGTGTTGTTCTCCACTGAGTTCATGAACGATCTCAGACGGGTCGTCAAACGCGCCATCCATCCCCGCGTCACCGTCACGATCAACGAGGAAAAGTTCCGCAAGGGCGTGCCGCTGGAGTTTCAGAACGATCAGCAGAAGATTTCTGACTACATGACGTCCGTGGTCAGCGAGATCGAAAGCAAGATCAACGGGCTGAAGCCTGAAGATGCGCTGATTATCTTCGACACCATCGGCGTCGAGGTGGTCGACCACGGCAACACCAACCTCAGCAATGAGTGGGATACGCTGCAGAACATCGCCAACAGCAAGTTGGCGACAGGCACCAAGGCGATGCCGACGATCCTGGGGCATGGATCAGCATCTGCTAATATAGCCTCGGCGGAAGCGCTGCTGTACATGAAGACGGCAGACGGCCTGGTCCGCCAGAAACTCAACGAACTCTACAGCCGCGTCATGACCTTGGCTGTCCGCCTCTACGGCGTCGACTGCTACGTCGAGTTTTCCTACGAAGACATCGACCTGCGCCCGAAGAACGAAGTCGAGGCGTTCAAGGCCATGAAGCAGAGCCGGGTACTCGAACTGCTTAGCCTTGGCTTCATGTCCGACGAGGAAGCCTCGATCATGCTGACCGGCAAGCTACCGGCCAAGGGTGCTCCGAAACTCTCGGGCACCGGCTTCCGCGCCAACACCTCGGTACAGCCTGCGGGCACCGGCTACAACGGCGCGACGAATAGCGGCAGCACCACCAATCAGAACCTGAACCCCGACACCCCGACAGGCGGCGCCCGAGGCAGCAACAAGAAAGCAGAGGGTGTAGCGGACATTATCAGGTTCGGCTAGAATGACAAAAAGCAAAAAAGGGAAGTATTGTGAGCGACAATGAGGTGTTAGCCATCATCTTGAGCCGACTCAACGACCAGGACAAGACCCTTGATGAGATCAAGGGGAACCAGGCGGAGATGAGGGGCAAGTTGGATACACACATGCAGATGGAGGCGGAAGTTAAGCCTTCAATTGATGAGTTGATTGCAGTGCTGAACGGGTCGAAATTGATCGGGCGCCTCGTGATCTGGACCTGCTCCCTTGCCGGGGCGGTGTGGGCTGCGGTGGCGTGGGCACGCGACCACATCCGGGTGGGTTGAGATGGGTGGCGGCAATCTTCGCCACCTCGGGCTGATTGCTACATCTGGTAGCTGGAGAAGGTTCTAGCTGACGTGGCGCTGGTTGAAGTATCCGTTTGTGAAGGAAGATAAGTGAGCACACTGATTCAGATTCTCCTGTTCTTCATCCCTCGGTTCATTACCGATGACGTGGCGGTTGCACTGCGCCCCGACGGTGACTACGACCTTGTCTGTGCAATGGAAGACATCGACTACGAGGCCGGTGAACACTATGACGGAGTCGTTACCATTGAATCGTTCACGTTCCTAGGCTGGGCGTGGCCGGTTGGGCTGTCAAGCCGGGTTGAGATGGATGTGCGTCCGTGGCCGAGGGTAGCGCAATGACCCTTTTACCTGATTGGAAACAGGTCATCCGTAAGGCGTGGTCGGTTAAGTTCATGGTGCTCGCCGCGCTGCTCTCTGGCTGCGAGGTGGCGGTGTCAATTCTTCAGCCGGCCATCACCGAGTCACTGCCGCCGGGCGTGTTTGCATCGTTGGCCGGATTGGTTACAGCGGGCGCATTGGTCGCTCGCGTGCTGGCGCAGACGGAAGCAGCGACGGAAGTTGAAGATGCAAGCCCTGAGAAATAAGGTAGTCAAAGGGGCGGGCGCAATCGCCATTGCTACAGTATTGGTCGCCGCTGCGGAAGGGCTGGTTCTCCAGACTTATCCAGATGTAGGTAACGTGCCGACCTACTGCTATGGCGAAACCAAGGGCGCCGAATGGGGCAAGACCTACACAAAAGAGCAATGTGATAAACAGCTTTCTGCTCGGTTGGTTGAGTTCAACGAAGGCGTCAATTCCTGTGTCACGGTTGATCTGCCTGATACGCGCCGCGCTGCTCTGGTATCTCTTTCGTACAATATTGGCGTTAACGCATTTTGCAAATCGACCGTGGTTCGTAAACTGAACGCTGGCGACGTGCAGGGTGGATGCGATGCGATGCTGATGTGGAATCGCGTAAAAGGCATTGAATGGCGCGGCCTGACCAATCGCCGGCAAAAGGAGCGCGCGCTATGCCTTTCCTGATTTCGCCCACCATCATGGCGGTAGTCATCGCCTGTCTGCTGCAAGCGGCATCGCTCGGGTGGGGCCTGTACCAGTCCAACCGCGCCGACCATTTCGAGGACAAGGCCCGCACTTGCGCTTCTGATCGTGCCGCATTTGTCGCACAAGTTGATGCACAAGGGAATCTGGCGAAGGAAAAGGCCAGGGCAACCGAAGAAAACCGAAGGAGAGTCGCCGATGAAACCGCTCACGGATGGGCTGCTGCCCTTGATGTTGTTCGCGCTGATGCTGCTCGCCGGGTGCGCGCCGCAGCCGGTGCAGGTTCCGGTAGCCGTGGATTGCCCGCCGATCCCGCGCCTGGACAGCCGAATGCTGGCGCCGACACCGACGCAATACCTGCTCCCGAAAGAGTTGCAGCGGACTGCGCCGAAACCACGCTGACGGCCAATTATTTGCAGGGCTACATCGAGGAATTGAAATGAACGAAACCCGCCGCGCCGCCCTGAGCCAGATCGCCATATCGGTTGATTTCGCCCGTACTCAGGTTGAAGACGTTCTCGCTGCCGAGCGAACCGACGTGCAAGCCCTGCCGGACAACATCGAGGACAGCGCATTCGCCGAACACGTATTAAAGCGCCCGATGTTCGAGCTGGCCGCCGCCAAGGTGCATCTGACCGAGGCGCTTGAACACCTTCGCGCAGCCGTGGCGAAAGAGCAGAAATGAATGGCACCGCGCGTCATGCTCAACTGCTGGCTGGTGGCGATGTGGCTTTGGCTGCTCAGCCACGGCAAGACGTACATCTGGATACGTCGCTCGCATTCGTTTCTCGGGCTGATCCCGCACTTTGGTCATTCCGAGCGGATGGGCCTGCGGGCGTTTCGCAGTATCGAGTACCTTCCCCCTAAAGGGCGCCTGTGGAGCAGGGCAGATAAAGGGGTCCTGTTTTGTGGGCACTACGTTGTGACACACTACAAAGTCCTTGCTGTTCGTCGATGGGCCACCAAAGAGCAGGCGCTGGCTGATATTTATTTTCCCAAGAAGAAATTGACAGAAATACAGGTTAGGAACGACACTAACGCTATTCGCTGCCCGGTAGAAGCGGGCGAGGCTAACTAGAGGTAAATTATGGCCCTTGATTCAACCAAGTGGGCAGTACAGACGAATAAATCGATTCGTTATATTGGCCCTGCCCACGGCGCTGCCGGGGCCAATTACGTCACCGTGCTCGAAATGCACCGCTGGTTGCAAGACTTGGCAGATGACGCTTCTTCGGCCAACGACGACTACATGGACATCACACGGGATACCCCGTCTGACAAGTCGTTTGACACCATCATCAATCTGACCAACGGCTATACGCTGGACACGGCCTATACGACTCCCGCTGATGAGTACATTTATGGTGGCTCTATCATTCAGGGAGGGGGCACTGATATTTGGGACGGTATTGCCGTCGTTGCCAACCGTTACTGCTACACCGACGTCATCCAGAACAATGCCCGCATTACCAATGATTTCTGGAACCAGACGCCGAACGGTGAAGCGGGGCGCGGCATCAACTTCGATGCAGCCACGGGTAAGTCGGCTCAGTTCATGGTCAAGGTGCGCACGGCGGGTGCCGACATCGACAGCAAGCGCCTGCTATTCCAGACTCGTGAGTGGGGCAAAACCTATTCCGAGTTCAAGATTCCGGGTACGGGGCGTGGGGTTAACGTCGTCCCTCTGACCTACGCGAGTGACCTGAATAATACGACCGCGTCAGGCACGGTAGCGACATGGACGACGATCACTAATACCAACGTCGGCTACAACGCGATTGACGTCGATAACAACGCTTCCAACGAGTTTTACTACTCGAAGTGGGACCGGGCGACCTATACGATCAATCAGTTCTATGAGCGCATGAAGTACCTGACGCGCCGGACTGAAACAACCACGATCTATGGGGTTCCTGGCGAGTTGTTCCGGGGCATTACCCACTCGGTCACCTACACGGCGCAGGCGGGCGGAAACTTCACTCAGGGCGGCACTTCGCTTTCCTGGGGCTCAGGGGCGACGGCGGGCACGGGCGCGATCCTTGCGGATAACGATGGCGGTACGGCAGGTACGCTCTACATCCAGTTGCTTTCCGGGGCCGCCCCTACTGGCACGATTACTCAGGACGGGGTTACCGCGACGACGGGTACGGTTACCGAACAAACGGTATCGACGCCGGCCTGCGGTCAGTCGACCGGGTCGTCTATCGTCGGGGCCTACGGTTTCGCGCTGGAGTATGCCGACCTCGGCAAGGATGACAAGCTGACCGCCCTTGACGGGGTCACTCGTCAGCCGCCGAACAATGTGACTTTCACGGTATCAGGCTTGGCTGCCGGCTATTCCGTCCATGTGGCTCCTTCCACGGGCACCGCGATCCAGTTCAATCAGTTTACGCTGAATGGAGCACTTACTGGCGCGGCAGTTACGTCGGTCGTCGTTAATGAGGCTATTCCTGCGGACACCCCGGCGTCGGGAACCCTGCGCATCCTGCGAGCCAACGGCCAATACACCAAGCATGCCTACAGCGCAGTCAATTCGGGCACCAAGACCTTCACTATCACGTCGCATAACTTCAGCACGAACAATGCGGCCAACGGTGCCAATTCCTACCTTGGCTACATTGACGGCATCTCAGGCGGGGCGACGATGAGTTTCACCTGTGTCTATGCGGCTGATCGGACGCTGGCGGTTCGCGTGCGTTTTGGTGGAACCCCATCTGCCTACGCCGATTCCATCAAGACCTACCAGACCTTTACTGCAACCCTTGGCGCATCGGGCGGTTCTGCCTCTGCTGCCGTCGTTTCTGACGCATAACGGAGTAACAAAATGGCAAAGACTTATACAGCGGCAGCAATCGGCGTGGCATTCGCTTCGGCGAAGTCTCTACTTGGGGTATTCAACGCTCACGCCACCCGTAAGGTAAAGTTGTACCGGGCATGGCAGCTTAACAACCAGACGACTGGTGTTACTGGCGTTCTGACCTCTTGCTCTCTGCGAAAGATCAGTGCCCTGTCTGCCGGTACAGCGGTCACCCCTGTCGCGCATGATACAGGAAACGCTACGGTCGATCTGACCTCGGTCACCTGTAATACGGGCGGCACCTTTACTAACACGGGTGACAATCCTTGGCGGGTATGGATGTGGTCGGGTGACGAGCCAGCAGTATCCTCGGCAACCTCCGATGAATTCCAGTGTATCGTCCCGCTGATGTGCATGTGGGACAGCACGGGGGATACCAATATTGAACCAATCACACTCAATACTTCTGAAGGGGTTCACATTACCCAGCCGGGCGCCAACGCGGTTGGCATCAGCGATTGCTTCCTTGAGTTCACGGTATCGGAATGAAGGACCCACGAGTAGTCCTCGATAACGTGCGGGCCAAGATTCCGGCTGGGGCCAAGGTGCTGGTAGCTTATCAAGGTTCTAACGGTGTGCTCCACTTGGCCCAAGCTAACCTTACCCAAGCGGATGTGCTGCAGTTTGGAAACTCGATCTGCTCCGCCGGGATCAAGGAAAGGGTCGGTCTAAGTGGCTAGACAGTACCGGGTTTCGACAGATAGTAACGGTGTATCCAGCTACGGATACGCCTATCTTGCTGTCGTCAATCCATCGGGGTCTGGAAAGAAGCTGACACTCAGGTCCATTGAGGTCGCCCTGCAGTCGGTGATGAATACGAGCACCGTCCTGGGGGCAACCCCCTGCACCCTTTACAGATGCACTGGCCCCCTCGACGGGGAGGACATGGTGCTCAACTCCGTGCGGAATGACTCGGGTACGGCTCTTCCTTCAACGGTAGTCGTTCGGCGCAATAGCGGCTTAAAAGGGGCGGCTACGGTTCTTGGGCGGATTGATGCTGCTCGACGTAGTGCCGCAGTAGGGACGCAGAACCGCCCCTTGTTTGGGACGGTCTCACAAGTTGGTAGGAGAGGACGCAGGCCACTTGCTGCCCTTGGTATCAGCCCTGTTGGAGGATACAGCAGTGAACCCATTACCGTTCGTCAGAATGAAGCGGTAGCCCTGGTTACAGACAGCAAGGTACAAACAGCGACAAACCCAAGGCGCATTCACCTCACGCTGTCCGTGAATGGAAAAACGGCAGCGTGGAGTTTTAACGCAAATACGATCCCCGGTGTGTCACTTTTCTCAGTGGAGAATACGAGTGCCAACCCGGTCTATATCCTTGATTGGAGCGTGGCTGACATGGGAACCAGTGATACCCCGACGCTTCGCGTTGTTCCCATTGGTCAGATGTACTCTGCGAATATTAGCGATACCTCTAGGCAGAACGTGGACGTGGTAAAGATGGACTCCACGTACCCAGCCTTTCCGGGCCTTGTCTATACTGACATTGGGTTTATCCCCCAGGGTGTTCCTGAGGTAGCCATATCGCCTGCGTCCGCAGCAGTTCCACAGGGGATGAACTATCTGCACACACGGGATTTCTGGGGGCCGATGTACCGCAATATGCTGGTCGAGGCATGTCACATGAAAGGGGTTGGTTCGGGCTTCCCTGATGCTTTCGGAATGAGTTACGGACACGCCGGTTGCGACTTGTTGGGGCGCCGTTCGGGAATTGTGCTCAATCAAGGGGAGGGAATTGCTATTGTTAATTCTGCTGAAACTGCCGTAGGCGTTCAGGCAGCTTTTGGCGCTTGGCAGCCCATGAACTTTGCCATGCAGGTTGATGTTGAGCCTGCAACGATACCGAATATCGCTGCAACTGGCATGGTTACCGGGTCAAGATACCGTGTTGAGCGAGTATCTGATGGCTCCACTGTAACTACTGGGGTAGTCGATGGGACGGGGTCTTTTACCTTTGCCTATACGGTCGAGGATACCCCACTTAACCTGAAGCTCAAGGTCAGAAATGCAAGCGGGGGGCCTTACTACAAACCTTACGAGATCACGTTTAATTTGACGTCGGCAGGGGCCTCCATCCCCGTATCGCAAACCTTGGATACGTGATGACAATCTCGGTTAATTGGGCAACCAAAGTAATTTTTGTCCCTCAGGCATTTCTCACGTCTCAGGGGGGAAGCAAGTACCTGCTTGACATCAACACCCTTCGTAATTCACTGAAGGATATTGAGGATAGCGACGACGGTATGGCTTATCCAGATACGCACCGACACAGCACGGAGTCGGTGTTGTCGGGAGTGACCTACTCCCGACAACTTGAGATCATCAATGGCTATACTGTGATCTTCGAGAACACCGGAACGCCTTACATCGTTTCCTGTTCAGGGGCCAATCACAACCTTGCCGATGTGACCAACTTCGACGGGGGCATGTCGATGATCGTCGGTAACTCCGCAGGCTTGCAGACCGTCAATACGGCGGGTGGAGGAGGGGCGACGGCAGCGGAAGTGTGGGCTTACGGTAGCCGTACTTTGACGAGCGCTGTTGCCCCGACTGCGGAACAAAATGCCACAGCCACCCTCGCGGCCCTGATTGAAGGCGGGCTTACCTTGCAGGACGTGTTGAGGATTGTCCTCGCCGTCACCAGCGGGGACGCCACAGGCCTTGAAGGCAGCAGTATGGTATTCAAGAGCCTCGACGGCACCAAGAATCGGGTCGAGGCGTCCTACGTCTCTGGCACCCGTAACGTCACAGCGGTCGATCCGTCATGAGTTACTTCGGCAAACACCTCGGCCATAGTCACGGTAGCTGGTTTGGTGTGATTGAAGTCGTCGCCCAAGTCAGGCACTACATACTGAGAATCCAGTCTCATGTCCGAAAAACCGTTGTGCTCGTATCGAAGGTGTTTTGATGGAACGGATTACTGTTGCCTCTCCTCTGACGAAGACCGCAGCCCTTTACTCTGTACTGTGCGAGTCGCTAACACTTGTGTCCGCGCCGACGTTGATTGCACAAACCAGTAGCCCACTTGCCAAGAGCGTATTAGTGAACTCTAATATTGATCTGGAGGATGTATGAGCGTTATCTACAAGAATGACATCGGCACCGAGTTGATCCTTGACTGCGGCGTTGACGTTTCCACTGCCACCGTTCGCAAGGTCCGCGCCAAAATGCCGGGCGGCGGTATCAAGGAATTCGTCGCTGCCGCCAACACGACCAACACCATCAAGTATGTTTTGCTGGACGGCGACTTCAACGTAGCGGGCAACTGGCAGGTGCAATCCTATATCGAAATGCCTGGCTGGAAAGGTCGAGGTGAGTGGGCTTCGGTAACGGTCAAGGATTGACACTTGCGCACATTAGGAAGTAGTGATATAAGCCCTGAAACGGAGATGCAGATGGCAACCAA